TATCGCCAAGTGGCGCAGCGGCGGGCCGGTGACCCTGGCCCAGATCCAGGCGGTGGCGGACGCCTGGCGAAACGGCGTGGTGGATGTGGGGTTCGACGGCAGCACCATCACGGTGACCTTCGTGGGGGAGTTGGGCATCCCGGAGGATCTGGGTGGGCTCAAATCCGCGCTGGAAATGACCATACCGGCCCATCTGGCCCTGCGCTATGAGTTCCGGTACCGCACCTGGGGCGAGCTGAAGGACCGGACCTGGGGGGAGATGGCACAGTATACCTGGGGACAGGCATTGGAGGGGGAGAGCGTATGACGGAAACGACAAACTACAAACTCAAAAAACCAGGGGACAGCGACAATGTCCGGGTGGATGTCCTGAATGGGAACATGGATGTGATCGACCGGGAGTTGAAGCAGCGGGCCACCCTGGACGAAAACGGAAAGCTGGTCCAGGACATCGACTGCGGCGTGTGGGACACGGACCCGGTGGAGGAGCACAACGCCACAGCCACCGCCCACGCCAATCTGCTGGTAGACGGGAACAACGTGGAAGCCGTTGACACCTCCGAGAGCCTGGAGAAGCACATGGCGAATCCTCTGGCCCACCAGAATCTAGTCATTGACGGCAACGCCGGACAATAAAGAAAAGGAGAGAATCAGAATGGCAGTTATTCAGATCAAGAGAGGCTTACAGGAAGCAGTCACCAACCTGGTACTGGCCCAAGGCGAGCTGGCGGTGGCCCTGGACACCGGTAACGTGTACATCGGCGCCACCTCCGGGAACGTCCACATCAATCCCAAGGGCGGCACCGCCGACACGGCGGCAAAGCTGTCCACCCCACGTGCGTTCTCTGTCTCCGGCGATGCCAGCGCCCCTGCGGTACAGTTTGACGGAACACAGAACGTGGAGCTGGTGCTGGCCCTTGCCAACATCACCGCCCTGACGCCCGGCACCTACACCAAAGTGACCGTGGACCAGAAGGGCCGGGTGACTGCCGGGCATACCATCGAGGTGTCCGATCTGCCCAATATCCCCAGCACCAAGGTGACGGGCCTGGGCACGGCGTCCACCGCAAACACCGGAACACAGCAGGGCAACGTGCCCGTGGTGCAGGCGGACGGGAAGCTGTTGGCCGCCCTGCTGCCTGACCTGTCTGGGACCTATGTGCCCGTGGGCACCACCATCAACGGCAAGCCCCTGTCCGCCGCTGTCACTCTGACGGCCGATGATGTGGAGGCCATCCCGGCCAGCCAGAAGGGCCAGGCCAACGGTGTGGCGGAGTTGGATTCCAGCGGCAAGGTGCCTGCGGCACAGCTTCCCAGCTATGTGGACGACGTGGTGGAGTATGACAGCCAGAGAGCCTTCCCTGAGACCGGCGAGGACGGGAAGATCTACATTGCCAAGGACACCAACCTGACCTACCGCTGGAGTGGCAGCCAGTACGTGGAGATCAGCGCGTCTCTGGCCCTGGGCGAGACGGAGAGCACGGCATACCGAGGCGACCGTGGAAAGGCGGCCTATGACCACAGCCAGATCACCAAAGGCAACCCCCACGGGACCACGGCGGCGGACGTGGGCGCGGCCCCGTCCAGCCACACCAAACAGACCGCATCCGCCACCCAGCTGGGGCACGTCAAGGGCGGCGGAAACGTCGCCATTGGCGTTGACGGCACAATGAGCGTCGAAACTGTAGACGGAGGGACTTTCTAATAAGGAGTGATACGCATATGGCGGTTACAATCCAAGTGAAGCGGGGTTCCAGGGCCACATTGCCGGTCCTAGCCCTGGGAGAATACGGGCTGACCACAGATACCAAAGAGCTGTTTATTGGGGGACCGGAAGGGGTCAACATTCAAATTGCGGTGCTGGACAATGGCGGTCAGATTCCGGAGGAGCAGCTGCCGGAGATGGACGTCTCCCAGACGCTGGCTAAGGCGGAGCTGAAGGACCCGCCGGTGGATGGCGACGGGGTGCTGGTCACGGACAGCGCGGCGGGGAATGCCACTAAGCGGGTATTGTGGAGCCGGATCAAGGCGGCGCTGAAGGGGTATTTTGATCCGCTGTACGCCGCGAAGAGCCACACGCACTCAAAAGCGCAGATCACCGACTTCCCGGCCTCGCTCCCGGCCAACGGAGGCAATGCGGCCACGGTGGGCGGGCTGAGCTCGGATCAGCTGATCGCCCAGGCGGTAGCGAAGGGGTGCCGCATTGCGACTGGGTCTTATGTAGGAACAGGGGCGTGGGGCGAGAGCAGCCCGAACAAACTAACTTTCTCGTTTACCCCAAAAGTTGTTTTTGTAGTGCAGTACTTTAACTCAGCCTCAGGTGTATATGGTCCTATTTATTCAAGTCAAAAGGCAAGTAATGCAGTCATGGTAGCAGACACCCTTACTGAATCATTTCAATCAGGAAATGGTTTCTACGAGCTAGGATATATCAACGATGAAGCTAGATACTCATACGGGAAAAAATCTAAAGATGGAAAGACATTTTATTGGTATTTTTCTTACGACAAAGACCGTTCTAGTTCTCAGTTAAACAGCAAGGGAGACGTATATTACTGGGTGGCAATCGGATAAAGGAGGAAAGCGAAATGTTGTGGTATATCGACCCTATCCCAAATGACTCGGGAGCATACAGTCCTCCGCAGTCCACATCTTTTGACGGAGCGATTCCGCTGACGGATGAGCAGTCGGATATGCTGGTACAGCACAACGGCTTTGTGGTCATCACCGGGGAGCCGGATCCTGACACAGAGGGCAGTGCAGTGACAGTGGCACCGAACACCGAGGCCTGGGAGGCGTGGAAATCCTCCCTCCCGCCTCAGCTGGAGCCGGAGCCCACGGAGACAGAACGGCTGCGGGCGGACGTGGACTTTTTGGCGGCTATGACGGGGGTGGAGCTATGAGCGTGTACGAGCTGGCCCGAAAATACTACCCCCGGCTGTGGGATGACGCCCGAATTGACGCTCTGGTCCAGGCTGGGCGGCTGACCCAGGCGGAAGGGGAGCAGCTGCGCCGGGAGGCACAGGCCCCCGCCGCGGGCTAGGCAGAGGAGGCAGACATTGAGCATCCAGGAGCTATTGACAGGCGGGGGCGGGCTGTTGATCCTGGCGCTGACGGTCATCCAGATCGCCCCCATCAGGGTCAACCCCTGGTCCGCCATCGCCAAGGCCATCGGGCGGGCCATCAACGCGGAGGTGCTGGCCGAGCTGGAGCAGACCCGGATCAAGCTGGACGACCACATCAAGACCGATGACGAGCGGGCGGCGGATACGCACCGGGCCAGGATCCTGCGGTTCAATCAGGAGCTGATCCGACAGATCCCCCACACCCGGGAAGAGTTCATCGAGGTGCTGACGGAAATCGACCGCTATCAGCAGTTTTGCCGGGAGCACCCGGAGTATCCCAACAGCCGGGCCACCCATGCCATCGCCAATATCGGCAGGGTGTACGACGAGCGGCTGCAAAAGCATGATTTCCTGTAACTATGAGGGGGGGACTATGGACTTTGGGATTGCGAGCGTGGCGGCCATCACGGTGATCTGCTATCTGATCGGCCAGGTGGTCAAGGCGTCCGGGGTGGACAACAAGTGGATCCCCATCGCCTGCGGCGTGTCCGGCGGCCTGCTGGGCATTGCCTGCATGGCTCTGGCGGTGCCGGATTTCCCGGCCACAGATCCGGTGACCGCCCTGGCGGTGGGCATCGTGAGCGGCTTTGCGGCCACCGGCGTCAACCAGGCGGCCAAGCAGCTGAGTAAGTAACACACAACTGACAACATGAGAGGAGAAAGAACAATGAACGCCAATTACATCTATGACATTTTTGCCACCTGTGAGGACCTGGACCTGCCCGACCTGACCGTTGCCCTGGCCCACCACAAGTCGGCCCACCCCATCCCTGAGGGCATGACGGAGCAGGGCATCAACGAGTTTGTGGGCAACCACTATGAGGCCCTGGTGGACGCCTTCGCGGGCCATGACCGTGAGGCCTTCGCCGCCGCCGTGGAGGCGGGCATCAAGGAGGACGAGGAGCGCAAGGCCGCCTTGGAGGCCGGTCAGGAGGTGTGACCCCATGCTGATCTGCATCGATGCGGGACATTGCCTGAGCACACCCGGCAAGCGGTGCCTCAAGAGCATCGACCCCGGGGAGACCCGGGAGTGGACCCTGAACCGCCGGGTGGCAGATAAGCTGGAGGCCATCCTGGCGGGGTACGACTGCCGGACCATGCGGGTGG